CCGCGGAACTTGCCGCCGGTGCTTCGCGCAGCTCGTTCGCTCAGATCGTTGACCCGCAATTTAACTTGCGCGTTCAATCTTGCCTTTGATTTCCTCGTAGCTTTCCCGCACATACACGCCCGCGCTTTCACCTTTCTTATCAAATCCCGTTTCGATAAACGTATCTCTACCGTCCGATACAACCGCTTGAATTTTAGAAAGAGCATAGAGGACTTTGCAACCGCTTTCGCATTCCGTCAGTTCAATAAAGCCTTTCATTCTACACCCCCGCAATCTTTTAACGGTAGTCCTTCCGCAAGGAAACTTGCTTCCGAAAATTCGTCTACTTCCAAAGATTCCGCCTGCAACGCTTCGATTTTGTCCAAAAGCATTTCCCGTTCCTGTTCAAGCTCAAAGATTTTGTCGCAAAGCTCGTTCTTCGTCCATTTCTCAAATCGGGCGTATTTACTCGGCGGCTCTTCCGTTTGGGTCGGTTCTTCGGCTTCCTCTTGCGGAGTTGCCACAAGCGTTTTCTTGTAATCGCGTATTTGCTTAATCGTCCATGTCGGGGTTACAGGCTTGCGCTGTTCTGCCGAAAGGGGAAGTAATTCAACCAACTGCGAATAGCTGAATTTATTCCATGACTTTTTGAACCCGCGCAACCCGTCGCCGAACTCGTCCACGATATTCATGAAACGACTTACCTGCGACTTATCCAAACCGAACTTATAAAAGCAATACGCAAAGAAATATGCCGAACAGCAATTACCCGCCCCAACGGGTACACGAAAACCGTCTTTTTCAAGACTGCCGATACTGTAACCGTTCATTGCATAAGCGTTACTTGTGTAAAGGTCAATCAAATGCACGCCGAGATAAAAGAAATTTGTTTTGTTTTCCGACAAGTCTTTTTGAATGGTATCGGAATAAGATTTCAAAACGGTAATAAGTTCCGTATCGTTATCCCGTACACGGTCAAATTTTTTTGCATTGAAGTTAATCATATCCGTACCTCTTAAACAAAAATGCCGTTCGGGGAACACGGTTTTCCCCGTAACCCGAACGGCATTCTTTTTTATTTCTTCGTCGCTTTTGCCGTTTGCTCGGCTTCAAAGCGTAAAAGACGGATATAGTTTTCCATAACGGCTTTATCGCTTCCACGCACGGTTTTGAGAGGATAACGCCACTCGAAACCGAACTCGTCCGTATACACGGCTTCGTACACCATGTACTTGCGCAAACCCGTATGCTCGTCGTACTGCTTTTCTTCATGCGCTTGCAACTCGATTTTCTTCACGCCGCCGCTGAACAGCTTGTCCAGCGCTTCGTAACCGCCCACGTCGGAAGCCTTAAAATGCACTTCCGAAACGCTTCCGCGGAACACAGCGGGGAGGATATATTCCCAATACTGCTTTCCGTCCGCCTTGTTGGTGTACTTGCGCCGTACCACGTAAATTTTCGGAATTTCGATTTTCGCTTCTTCTGCCGCCGATTCGTCCGTTCCGTCCATTGCCGCGAGCGCTTCCGTCGCTTCCATTGCCTTTGCCGACTGCTTCACAACTTCTTCTGCCGCTTCTGCAATCTTCGCTTCGTTCTTCACTTCTTCTTTCACATTTGCCATTTTGCCTACATTTCTCCTTGCGTATGGTCGCCACCAAATAATTTTTTACCCTTATGGGTTGGTCGGGAAAGAGGGAATCGAACCCCACCGCATAAACACGTAATTACTCATGTTAAAACCTCGATATGCGAACCATATTTCCCGATATTCGATTTTTCAATCGAAAATACTTAACTGCGTTTCATGCAACTTATTGTTCTTTATAAGAAATAGCACTTCCCGATTTACACTTTCAAACGTGCGCCCGTACTTAAAACCATACGACACGATTTCCTTATCGTGTGATAACTTTTCAAGTTCCGCCCAAAGCTCGGGATATTCTTTTGCAAGTGCCGCATACTCTTCTACTTCGCAATTCGGGCAAAACCAACAACCGCCGCGCTTTCTCTTATTGTAAGTTGGGGAAAGAAGATTGTATTTTGTACATAGGGGATATGTAGCGGTTTCAATAACTCCCTTTTTTTCGAGAATACTCCACCTGTTCTTTTTGGTATGCAATCTTTCCAACCTTTCAGGTTCATCAAGTGCAATACCGACGACTTGCTCACATTCGCCAACGCTCTTAAAAAAATCTCTTAATGGTCTCATTTTCAAACGGTCGTTTGCAGCACACATACCGCCAAGCAACCAACCCGCTTTTTTACCGTTGCGCTCTTCAACCTTACTTTTCTCTATACGGTGATTGAACAATGAAAGATAATCTTCTTTATCTCTTACGACTATGACGGGATAACCCATTTTCTCAATGGTTGGCTTCGCAACCTCGTAAACCCATTCGATATGCTTCGGGTTTTCGCCGCTTATATTACGTGAGTGGTCGAACATGACTTCGCTCATTACCACGCCGTCAAGGTGTATTCCGTTTTCGTAACACAGAGCAATGCTCGCGCTGCTGTCCTTTCCGCCGCTCCATGAAAGAAATCTTTTCAATTTCGACCACCGACAATAAAAAAATTGAGGTGTCAACTTTCCCGTTTGGGAAAATTAACATCTCAATTATAAAGAAACACTGTAGGTTTGTCAATGACTTTTTCAAAGATTTTTCGAAAAAATCGAAAAAATTTTTGAAAAATGGGCATTTTTAGCGGTTTCGAAAGCATTTCGAGAGCCGAAGAATAAAAAAACGGGTTGAATCCCACAATGGAATCAACCCTGTTTTTATTTTTTGTATACCGAAAAAACCGTATTGCAACGGTTTATATTCGCTACGTTGTTTCGCGCAGCTTGTTCGCCCAGATCGTTGACTTCGAATTTTGACCGCGGAACTTGCCGCCGGTGCTTCGCGCTGCAAGTTCGCTCAGATCGTTGACCCGCGCTTACTCTTCGATTACGCCCCAATCAAGTAAGAGCAATTCTTTCCGTTTCTCTTTGGGTGTGAGCCACTTGCGCGTTCCGTCGCGGCTTTTGAGTACGCTCATAGGAATTTCATTCGACCGCCGCAAATACGCTTTCATTTGCGTTTTTAAGTCCTCGAAACTATGAAATCGCAAAAACCGATAAAACCGCTCGTTGTCCGAACGGTGGGAACGTTCTACCTTTCCGTTATGGCGGGGCGTTCGCGGTTTATTGAGCTTGTGAAAAATTTCCTGTTCCTCACAAAACTTCCTGAACGTGTGCTTGCGCCCGTTTTTAACTTCTTGCGTGAACGTAAATTCCGCACCATTATCCGTTTGGATAATCTGCGGCTTATATCCAAAATAGACGATTGCCCGCTTAATACAATCCACCGAATTATCTGCGGTTTGCTCTTGATAGGGATAAATGAACCGTTCGCGCGTAGCTTCGTCTATCACGGTATATTGATAAAACTTCATATCGTCAATGATAGAACTTGCCGCGCACTCTCTCGGAACGTGCTTCACGTCGAATTGCCATTTCACGCCGATTTGTTCAGGCGTATCATAGGGCTTGGGCTTATACGGCTTCCGTTTCCGAACATTCTCATAAAACCCATTGCGCCGCAAATATCGGTAAAGCGTAGCGGGGTTGCGAGAATAGGCATAATTCAGCCGCAATTTTCCGTACAACTCGTTTAAGCCGATATTCGGGTTACGGTGGATTAGATCGCGGATATGCTTTTTCTCTTCTTCCGTCTGCGCGTTCGGGTGAGGAGTGTGCGGACGGTGTGAACCGTTTGCAAGACTTTGCAAAGTTCCGTCGTACTGTCGCCGCCAACGGTAAATTGTCTGAATCGTGCAATGATACCGATGCGCCACAAATTCAATGGTGTTGCGTTTCAACAATCGCAACGCTTTTTCTTTCTCTTTGGGGGAATACGGATTGTTCCACCGTCTTAATTCGTTTGTCATAAATCTTTCGTTATCCTTATGTTAAAATACTCTTGCAGAGCGAATTACCCTACGGGAATTACCCTACGGGAATTACCCTATAAATGGAAAATTTTACCTGTTGCGACGTCGCAACGACAATTCTCACTTGACATTGCTCTTAAAATTAGCTATTATAATAACGCTACACAAAAGAATATTCAAGCGAAGAATACCGACAAAACTGTATTCTCTTTTTTACATTTCGTTTGAAATTTTTGTGTGGCAACAATAGAGAGAGTACATTTTGGGAAGAGGTACGCTCACTATTGCGTATCTCTTTTTTATTTGTCGGAGGGTTATTATGGGAAAAACTTGCGTAATTTGCGGCAAAGCAGGGTGGTCGTATTATCCATTTTGTCGTGAACACTTACAAATGAAAGCAGACGGAAAAATTACCAAATGCGAAAAATGCGGAACATGGCACTTATCTGCCGATACTTGCCCAAGTTGTAAAAATTCTGTAATTTCAAAACCAACAGATTCTATCGAACACGGAAAAGAAAATTCGGAACTTACGTGCATTATTTGCGGTGAACCGTCCAACGGAAAACATTTCTGTCGTTCTTGTTATAGCAAATATAGAAATCGTTCCGTAGACATTCGTATAACGAACTGTAATGAAACGCAAATTCTTGACGAATACGGTAATCTTATTTATACCTGCGACGACGGAAGAAAAGTTCGGAGTAGGGCAGAAGCGATTATTTGCAGTTGGTTATACAATAACAAAATTCGTATCAAATATGAAGAACCCGTTTACTATCGAGACGAAGAAAGCGGGGAAACAAAAACTTTACACCCCGATTTCTATTTGCCCGATTACG